CGGGACGAGCAAACACCGTTCCAAGAATTCGACCAGGGGTCATGCCAACAATGTCAAAACCTGCGCCGCCAGGAGCATTAGGGTTGGGGACTTGAATTGCGCCACGATAATCTTTCGCTGCTTCTGCTTGCGCTAATCGTGCTTCACCTTCAATAAAAAAACCGCTGCCGGTATCTTTCCCTGACAAAAGTTGGTAAAGGTCGGTGGTTGCAAGAATTGCTCTAGGGTCCCACCATGACGCTGTCGGACGATAAGCGCGTGTCTGCGTTCCGTCGGGGTTTTCTAACGTCCATGTTGCTTTGTCCATGTCGCCGGGACGCACAACTTCTTGCGGTAAACGTGTTTCAACGTTTGTCAATAGTTGTTCAACGGTACTTAATCCAGCAATAGTGGTTCGGCTTGCCCCTTTGAGGCCGCCGTACAATGGATCTTTAACATACTTAGAGAACCAACCTCTCTCATCGGGTGATTCTGCACCGCCACCACCAGCACCGCCACCTACGCCACGATTCTGTTGCGCCATATTCTGGGCGTTTAAAATTGCTTTGTTTTGAAAATCTTGGACAAACCCGAAAGCTTCGTCCTCGGTCATCACACCAGAAACCATCGCTTGTGACGCTGCAAGCAAAACGTCTGCCTGAACACTGGGGAACGCAACGTTCATATCTGCAATCACATCTGACAGTTCTTGCCCGTTTGATGATGCAAGTTCAGAACGTATCTGTGCTTGACGACCACCGACATCGGCAATCTCCGCAAGCATCTGCTCTTCTTCGTCAGGCGTATAGAAAGGACGCGCCATTATCGACCCTGTTCTAACATCTGATTGATGATTGACCTTAACCCATCGTTCGGAAACATATTGTGCAACGCAATCAAACGTTCCAGCGTGTCATCAGATGGAATCATCCGCCCACGAACACGTTGATCCATCGCTGACGGACCCGGACCGAAGTTGGCTCCAGCAGTCAAAGGTTCGTTCGGTCGTTCAGTAGGACGATTAAAAGTTTTTGCTCCGGGGCGAGGTGCCTGTGCTGCGGCAGCTTGTCCTTGTAAAGTGGCAGGTGATGTACCCGGCCTTACAGCTTGCTGTGATGCTTCTTGTGCTGCGCCCTCACCATAGGTTTGTCCAGTGAAACGAGCAGTAGACGTAGCAGAATTACGAAGATCAGAACGATTAGGATAATCGGCCATTGTCAGCCTCCGAGTTGTGCGAGTAGAGCTTCAATACCGCCAGCACCCTGCTCAGGTGGTGGAGCCATCGGTGCCTCAGCACCCATCCCTGGCATAGCCAAACCAGGCATACCTTCAGGTGCGCCAGCCGGAACTTCCGCTGCTTGACGTTCACGGGCTTCCTCATCAACTTCTTTAACAGCGTCAAACAACGATTTCTTTTCCAACATCACTTTCTTAGTGAGCGATGCTAGATCGGCAGGCTGGTACGGACCTTCTGGGTTAGCGGCCTGCTGCTGGATGGATGCCAACAGCGCTGCCTCAATTCCTTCGGCGGTGATGCGATCACGCTCTAGTTCTGGATCGCTAATCATCGGATCGGCTTCACGGGCAGATTCTTTTGACATCATGCCAGTACCCATACGCTGACCCAAACCGATAATCAGGTTGTTAACATCGGAACCAGAAGCCGAATACGAAACGTAGTGGAAATCGGTTTCCCAAATTTTGTTCGGGGTGTAATCAACTTTGCCGGACTGTGCGCGCCCCGGCATAAAGAATGATTTGGGTTGCGAACCGAAATAAGCTTTCTCGATTGCGATAGCAACCTTGTCTTCTTCCAGCAGAGAAGATGCAAACAGGTCTTGTGCTTCCTGCACTCGGTAGTCCACAACTGCGGACAGCACGTTTTCGCCACGGCGACCAGTACGAATGTTTGTGCCAGATTCACCGCCGAACTCTGCTGGGATTGCACCTTCCAAACGTTCCTGCCGTTCAATGCGGTCAAGAGCCGTATCGGTTTTGTAGCCGGGATTGACCTGCTGAATCTGTAGGTCGCCACCTTTGATGATGCCCAGCTCGCCACGCTTACCGTCAGCCAACGCAATAATCTCAGGGTTCTCACCGGGGCGTGCAACCAGATATTCGTCTGGGAAAATGCCTCGCTCAATGGCGATCTCTGTTAATGCTTGCAGACGCGCACGGGTGTAAAACATTCCGAGCATGTCATCAAACTGGCCTCGTGGTGTGTCAAGTGTGATGCGTTGCGGAATGATTACCAGCGGGCAACCGGCACGGTTAACGATGCGCTCCAGTTCAAGCACTTCCATACCGGCACGTTCCATGTAGTTCAGCGACGGGTCATCTTCTGCGCCCAGCACACCAACCACAATTTCGTTCTCGCAAACATATTCAAGCAACGTGAACTGGGTGTCTGGTTCTGGTCGGCCAACCCGTAGACGGCCATCAACCTGAGGACCGTACATTTGGATGAGCCACGAGTACGGTTTGCGGTAAGTGAAGATCACGTTCTCTGGGACAGGGTTGTCTGGATCTTCGTTCGGTGACGGGTAGGTGTCAAGCGGGTTACGCAAATGCCATTTAGGTGCGTTCGTACGGAAACACGGCTTCACTACAACAGGTGACATTGAGTAGCCGAGCAGATGTCGGGCGCGTCGCCGGAGCTTCATGTTCATCCGGTTCTGATCCCACATCGCCAACATCGCTTTGTGACGCAGCGAAGCCAAATCTTTAGAACGTTCCGAACCTTCCTTCATTGGAGGGAAGTACGGGTGTGGCATTGTGGATGCAACACGCATTGACATTTGGTCAAGGCCAACAGACAACAGGTTGGCGACAGATGCTTTAGCGTTCTTGTCTAGTTCGTTCAACGGAACGATTACGTCGCCTTTAGCAAGTTCACGCACCTTCAACATTTGGTCGTGGACTGGACCTAGTATCCGGCGACGATGATTGTACATCGCTACAATTTCTTCGATAGTCCTCACGCGCACTCCAAGATAGTTGACAGTCTTACGCTAAGGATACCATTATCCGCAGCAGTGATGCTTCAATCCGCAGTGCGGGCATCGCCAACGGGTTGCCACCGGGTCAAACTGTTTAGAACAGTTTTCGCAAATCAATTTAACAACTAATAATTAGTTGCAAATTTGATTAACGGCCACGTCGGTTGCGAGGAATCTTCACCATAGCGCGAACGAAATCCAAATTTGGATGTGAATAGGTTTCTGCCGCTGTGCGTGAAGGATTTAATCGGGTGGTGCCTCGGACGCGTGCATCAGCCGCAGTCATGGCTCGCTCGCGACTTGACCGAGTTGTGCGTCCAGACCCGCGACCAGATGTATACGGATTTTTGTTTTTTGGCATTCTACCTTTTGGCATTGGTATTCCTTTGTTCGTAACCTTGACACAGTATAGCACTACGCACCAATAAGAAAAGAAGGTCGCCACATGCGAGGTGGACGTTTAGGTTCCGTCAACTTCGGGGCGTGCAACAACATAAACCACAACGCCATCGCCAAGTCAGTCCCCTTCTTCTTGTCACGAGTCCAAGTTTCCAACTCTTGCACCAACGCCAACGTTTTCCAGTTCTCCGACATGCGAGGCAACCGCAACGAACCTGACCTGACAACCGGAGGGATCAACGCTTCTAAACCAAAGTTCTCATCCAGCTTGTTGCGTGACGTGGTGTGCGGAATGATTAAAACTTGACGTAACGCCTGCCAACGTCGCACAAAATCGTGTGCCAACAAAAACCGTTGCGCTGCGTTAATCTCAACAACAATATGGGACACCGGATAACCCATGTCTTCGGCACGATCACACCATTCGTCAAGAATTCCGGTATATCGGCCAGTGGACATATCGTAACCGAGCAGGTCTTCTGCTGTAAGTTTGGTGCGTTCGATATCGACAACGTGATACAAACCGAGATCGGGCTGATAGATAGTCCAAATAACCCCCCAAAAGTTTGCTGGCGAAGGGTCAACCGAAATGATTGACACCCACGGCGGTTTCAACCCACGAGTAATGTTTCCTGGGAAACGGTCACGGTCAATACAACCCGGATATTCCACGCCGTCTGACGCGATACCGCCAATCAACTGTGGGCGTTCCACAAGCTGATAATCCAAATCTATGTCTTCCTGCTGGTAGACAACACGAAACTTTTGTGGCTGGTTGTATCGGACAAACGACAGGTCTTTCCACGGTAAACGTACCGGATCAAGCAACGGTCCTTCCGGCCATGCCGGTGCATCCTTACGGCGGGACTGTTTACCGGTGTCTAACTCTTCGTAATACGCTTTGTAAATCAGGTGATGGTACTTCGGTATGCGTACTGGGTCAGCCAAAGAGTCTTCTGCGGTTGCATCCTCACCGTCATCCTCTTCAATGTCGTCGTACGTCACTTTGTCTAAACAATGTTTGTACAAGTCGCCGGGGCCGAGCCTCTGACCGATCACATTCACCAGCCCGCCAGGGTCACAGCGTGCTTCAGCCATTGAGTCCCAGCGTTCCAGTAGCCGGTCACGGGCAACAGATTCTTTAGCGTTCTCCGGTGAGGCCACATCGTCAAACAAACATAGGTCGGCACGGTGACCGATGAACTCTGAGTCGATACCGTACGCAGACACGGTGGGTTCTTTGTTGTCTAGCCCGCCAGGAATGAACTGTTCCACAACGAATTCTTCTGCACGCCACAATGAACCGGAAGCTAACGGTTTGAACCTGCCGTAGTCTTGGGCGAGGCAGCCTTCTGCGTCTACCGCCAACCCTTTCTTCACTTGTTCAGGGTCAACAGTCAAAGCGACAGGACGTTCAAGGGTTTCACGGATACGTCGAGAGTATTGTTTCGCTAGTGTTTGCGAGATCGACCCGATAAGGACTCGGATCGCACGGTTCCTTACGATACACCAGACTGCTACGTCGTGAAAAAGCGTGGATTTTCCGGCACCGGGTGGACAGTTGAGTACCAGAAATTCTTTTTCTTCGGATTCTAGGTGTTGAACAATTTTGTATGCTGCGTCTACCTGCCAGGGTGACGGGACTCGACCTAGATAGACACGCCGGAAGTAGTCGAAATCGTCCCAGCCACGTTTTGCTCGTTCCGATAGACGCTCATATGGGATGACTGGTGGCAGGTCACCGGCTTCGTCAATGATGGATCGTAGTTCTCGGCGTTCCCTACCAGAGTTTGCGTTCGCTTTTTTAACTCCGAGATCTGCGGCAGCTTGATCGGCTTCAATTTTGCGGCGTTTCGCATCCCATTTTTGGCCGGTGTTGTAATGGATGCCCGCAATTTTGCAGGCTTCTTTGATGGAGATACCCGCTGCACGGGCTTGCCAGAAACGGGCTTTGTCTTCTAACGGTACGTTGCGTCTACCTGACCGGTCTGTTCCTGACATCCATCACATGATACACGGAGAGCAGGCCGTACGCCGCTTTGTTTTTTAGGAGGTGGGTGAACGACCCGCTCTATCCGTGCAATTAACTCGACTCGACTCCCCGAGTTGCAGAAATCATACCACAGGTGCTACAGTGAACACAACCGTTCAACACGGTTGCTGTAGGAGGCAAAATGCAATACGAAATAAGTGCAACAGACTACTTTGCGATCATCCCCGAAAAAGTCCTGTACGCAGACATCAGCCACATTGCGGTACGCATCTACGGAGTGTTACGCAGACATGCAGACCAAACAGGAAGCTGCCACCCTGGACGGGCAAGAATAGCGAAACTCGCACACACCAGCGCAAGTTCAGTAGACCGAGCCATCCAAGAACTCGTCGAACACGGCTTCATCACCGTCCACCACCGACGCAACCCCGACAATCCACAACAAATGCTGTCAAACAGGTACGTTATCCACAGCACCCCTCCCGCCCATGACCATACCCCTCCCGTGGGTGATGATACCCCCCTCCCGCTGGTGACGACACCCCCTCCCGCCAGTGACGAAGTAACCATAGCCATAGAACCAGAACCAATAAACCACTTCGAACAATGGTGGAACACCTACCCGAAACGGGTCAACCGCAAAGCCGCACAAAAAGCATGGAAAACAGCAACCAAAACAACCAGCCCACAAGCAATCATTGAAGCAACACGCCAACAAATCGCAACAACAGGCAGCCCACTATCAAGAGAAGACATCTACATCCCCATGCCATCCTCCTGGCTCAACGCAGGAAGCCACCTCGACCAATACGGAACCACAGAACCAGCCAGACCATACGACCAACCAACACGCCATCAATGCAACAGATGCGACAGCACCGGACACATCACAAAAACAGATGAAAAAGGCTACTCATACGCACACCCATGCACAGAATGTTCTGCTACAATCTAACCACCGGCCCACGCAGGCCGCTCAGGTCGTACCCTCGTAGCACAGGGCGGGACGCAACCCACGGAAACGTGGTCGATCTCTCATGCCCAAGCCGATACCCAAGACCGACCTCGGAACAAGGCACGAAAACGAGAGAAGCTCGAACCCGCAAGGGCGAAAAACAAAACACAAGTCGTATTCACGCGACACAAAACAAAGCTGAGGTAGTCGAACTGTGGTAACTCGACGGGGGAACACAAACCTCCCTAAGCCACCAACCACCAACCAACAAAACCACACATCTCAAACACAGATAATATGGATGTACGGCCCCCCTGCCTTCGGCAGATAGCCGGTTGGCTGGCCCCACCGAAGGTGACCCCTCCGGCGTTATTCATCATAATGTGGGCGTGGGGGTGTGGCGAACAGACGTTCTGCTGTGGATGGCCCCCCCCATCGTGTAAAGGCTGCCTAACACCGACCAGATAGGTCAGGAATGTTAAGCACACCTAACAAAACGTGAGGCAACACGAAGAAGTGCGCCTATCGGGTGTGTGGTGGTTGTGGGAGCTATCGCCAGGAGAGATGGGGGTCGATCTGTTTTTGCTATGGATTTGGGGTTGACGGTTGGGGGTGGTGGGTGTACGATTTTTGTATGTCAACCGTTGGGGTTGGCTGTTGAGAAAGTGAGACATTATGAAGGTTGTTGAGTTGTGGGGCGTTGCCCTCGTCACTAAGTATTTGCCACCTACGAACCATAGGGGTTCTCGTATTCGTGTTAAGCGTAGCGATCACCGTTCTGGTGACAAGGTCCTTACGGTGTCATGGGATAGCGATTTGGATGTTCAAGCGAATCACGCTAAGGCGATCCGGCAATATGCCGAGTTGATGGGCGACGGTTTCGTTACTTGCGATTGGGTTGTGGGTCACACGACTGATGGTTATGTGGGTTTGCAAGTTCGGGGTGATTTGTCATGAGTGTGTCGGATTACATGACGGTTGATCGCACCTCAGGGTGGTGGCGTGCGTCTGCTGTGATCGGTGGGCATTTGGTGTCAGTGTTGTTTGACGAAATGCCGGACGATGACCTTGCATCGTTGCGACTGTTAGAGCGTGCGGGTGTGTGTGTGCATTGCGAGTTGCCTCGCTGTGAGTGTTGTTTGGAATGTGACAGCACATGGGCAGATTGTAGGTGCATGTGATGACTGAGCATGAAGAGCAGATCATCCGCAAATATTTGGGTGATGTTTGGTTGGCGTGGGATGGTGAGGAGCAACCCCTTGATGGTGCGTCGTTCACGGTGTACCGCAAAGACGAGTGGGGTGTGTGCTGTCAGTGCGATTATCTGGCCGTTGTGGATGAGTTGGAGAACGGTGATGGGTGGTGTGATGATTGCTCACATGACTGATGAACAGTGGGTTGATTTCCAGATTTGCGTGGGTGCGTTGGCTGTGTTGGCTGTTGCACGGTTCGCTTTGTATCTGTGGGATACCCGTAACGATTTTGACCGACCGAAGAAACATGGGGGAATGAAATGAGTGACACCCAAACAAAAGTGATCGTTCGTATCAGAAACGAGGCGACGGCGGAAAGCACGCTTGTTTTCTGGACTGATTTCAGAACTGACAAACCAATCAGGCGCATCGCTGACGATCAGGTCAGGAAAATGGGTGGTTACCGGATTGTCGGACTGTCCTACTCTCGCACGCTTAGGGGGGTAAAACGCCACATCTAACGTCACCTGATCCTACAACCTGAGCATGTTGTGAAACTGCTCAACTAATTACAACTAGAGAAAGTGAGAAAGAAATGGCAGCAATAGTCCAGGGCGGAGCTTTGCCCAAAATGAAATGCGTGAGTTGTGGCTCTGACGAGTCACGGATTTCACGCCACGACAACGGGAACCTTGTTACCCGTATCGCAGACGTTAAAGAGTTTGCCGGTCACGGCATTTGTTACGGGTGCTATTACACGGGTGCCGGTTTTGCGTACATTTATGACGCTGTGATTTCGCATTGTCGTGCGATGGGTGTCAAGTTGGAGGTGTGGCATACGGGTGGCGGGTGCCAGAATTTCAATGTGACCCTTGACGAACAGCATGGGGAATACGAGGTGTTGTTGGGTTTGTTGGGTGGCGACCTTGCTGACGACGAGTTAGGTATCTGTGTTACGGACTACGACGGTGATTATCTTGACGAGTTGAGTGACGATCTCAATGAGCAGTATCCGGTGCCTGAGTCACGCACGGTTGAGAGTGTTGCCAACTGGATTGTGTCAGTAGTGAAGGAGATGCAGTCATGATTTACAATTTCGACGATTTTACTTTTGACGATTACGGACTCGAGAAGTACGAGGCATGGTGGGATTACTGTGCCGATTCTAACTTGCTACTGAAAGCGACCCCAAGTGATTGCATTTCGCTTGCTATGGAAACGGTAGCCGGTTACGACCGTGAGACAGCGGGCAACCTTGCACAGATTTACGGTGATGCTTTTGAGAAAGTTTACGAGGTATTAGAACAGGAGAGCAAGTCAATCTTCCTGATGGCGTTGGCTGAGTTGCCCGAACAGAATGGTGTTGGCACGTTCGGTAATGAGCATTATGAGATCACGGTGTCTGAGTTTGGTGTGACGATTGACTTGGGTTATGTGTCGGTGGTTGCTGAGGGTGACACAGCAGTTGTCTACATGGATGGGGAGGTGGTGTCTAATCCGATTTGATTGTCCTGGAATCTTTGTGGTAGAAATGTTTTTAGCACCGATGGTGCGTTGAGAAAGTGAGAAATGAAATGGAAGATGTAAAGAATACTGATATTCACCCGATGTTGAATGGCTATGACCGTCATCACATCATCTGTGACACCACGATTGGTGATGATTGTGGTGCCATAGTTATGGAGTGGCGACCGAGCCATGACGCTCCGGCTGGACTTGTGCCAACGAAATTGTTCACGATCCAATGGACTGATTTTGTGGCGAGCGATTGGTGCGAGGTGTATGACTCTTTGTCTGAAGCTTTGGGTCGGCTTGCGTTGTTGTCTGCTTGTCAGGAGGATGGTTGGGAGATCGGGTTCCGTGATGATGAGCGTTGGTGGGGCCATCGTTGGTCAAAGTTTGTGAGGGAGGCAACGTCATGAGTAAGTGGGTGAAGTATGTACCTGTGTTTGTTGCTGTTGCTGACGGTTTCAGTGACACGATTGTCGCTGTGTCTAAAAATCGTGACGACGCAGTTCGAATCGCGTCTATCGCTGGGCTGAAACATATCTCTGACGATGACGGGGCAAATGCCCTCGGCTTTACCAAGTGGGAGCAGGTGCGTGACTATTTTGGGGTGGATGCTACCGAGTTGCCGATGAATTGTGCGGTGTATAAAAATATGGATGATCAAATTTTGTATGGGGAGGTCAACTGATGTGGCTCCCAAGAATCACCCGATGCCCACACGATGACTGTCAATCAACATACATTGACCGCATCGAAGATGAGTTCCTTGACAACAGCGTGCAAGAACTATGGCAATGCTGGGAATGCAAACGCTACTGGTCAGAGGTGTACCGCCTGGAATCTTTTCGTCTGCTGATATCCGATGACGAGATTGAGAATTGGGGTGCGCCTGATGAATGACTGGGAGTTTGTTCACGATGAGGTAGCGGAAGCTTTACATACTTACCGTGAGTGGCAGTTCGATCACGACTGTTGGCCTGCCCATGATGTGATTGAGGAGTTGGGTCAAGCGTTGTTGGCGTTGGCTGAACAGCATGGTTTGTCTGGCACTTATGTTTATGGGAAGGAGAAATGATGCTGGCAGAAAGATACGTTCATCTAATTACCGGCAAAGACGTTGCTTGGTCGGTCGCTATCGGTGCTGTCGGCTGGTGTGTGGGTCGTCTGATAGAGAGGAAGAGAACATGATTGCTATTGCCGACGACTACATTGTTCTGGGAATTTTGGCACCGATAGTGTTGTTGTTGTTCCTTATCAAGTAACATACAGATCGCAACCCCTCGTCTCGTCGTTTACTCACATTCTCCGAGGCGGGGGGTTGTTTATTTTTGTAGGAGTGCTGCCAAATGTTTCGCTATCCAAGCTGAGACTGGTGCGACCACTCCGTTGCCGCACATTTTGTAGCGTGCGCTGTCCGAGTTTTGTTTTCCGTCTGCTCGGTGCAGGGTGTGGTTGTCAGGCCATCCCATTAGTCGTTCACATTCGAGTGGTGTGAGGCGACGTACGGCAAGGTCCGTGTCGTCTGGTTGTGCGACTGCGTTCTGGCTGATGGTGTCCAGTGTGTACATCGGGTCGCCTTCTTTGCCGACTCCGATTCCGTTTTGTGATGCGAATTTTGTGCCGTCTTGCATCGGTATGGGTTGAGCCACCATCGGTGTGTTGAGTCCTCCCGTTCCCATGTAAGCAGTCAGCGTGTGGCAGGTGTCTCCTTGTATGCGTGCGCCGTCTGATCTGTGCGGGTGGAACACGATGGCTGTTGTGGAACGGGTGTCACCCTGGTCGAATTGTGTGAGGGTCGGGTTGGTTTGTTCTTCTCGCCATACTTCGGCTGGCAGGTTGCCGTCTTTGTCTCTGGCTCCTGACCGCACAACTTTCACAAACGCAACAAGATCTGTTGCATCTTTATGGTCGCGTGCTTTTATTGCGGAGCTTGTTCCACCTTGTTCGTAGTGTCCGAATCCGAGCATCCTGAAACTTTCCGTAGTGCTGCTTCCAGCATTTCGGGTAACGTTTTCCCTCTCCTGGTTGCTCTCCGCAGGATTCCTTGCGCCGCTTTTGGCGACAGGGAATATCTGATCGGGACATCTTCCGGTTGTTGCAGGATCGAAACAAGCCGTGAGGAACACGCGTCGTCGTCGTTGGGGAACTCCGAACCATTGTGAGTCCAACACGCACCATTCCTGCGCCAATGCCCCTGCTTCGGCCAGCGTGTCAAGACATCTTGCCATTGCAGATCCTCCGTCGGCGTTGAGTAATCCGACGACGTTTTCTGCCACAGCGAAAGTTGGTGCCAGTCCATTAGTTGCTTCCCTCATTTCTTTAATGATTCTGATTGCCTCAAAGAACAAGCCGGAACGGTCACCGTCTAAGCCTGCTCGTTTGCCTGCCACTGACAGGTCTTGACATGGAAATCCGTAGGTGATTACGTCTACAGGTGGAAGGTCGTAGCCTGATACTTCAGATACGTCACCCCATCTGGGTACGTCAGGCCAATGGTATGCCAATGTTTGTTGGCAGTGTTTGTCCCATTCAACCTGGAATTTGCAGTCGTATCCTGCTGCTTCAAAGCCGAGGTCAAAGCCTCCGACTCCTGCGAACAGCGAACCGAACGTCAACGTCATGTGTTCCCTCCTATGTCGTCTAATCCTGTGATGATCTGTGTTTTGGGGCCAGGTTTTTGGCGTTGTTGTATTCTGCCGGTGCGTATGCGGTGTCGTTCTACTGGTGTGGTGCCTCCGAAGATGCCGTAGTGGTCTTCGATGAGCTTGAATGAGAGTGCGTACTCTAAGCAGTCTTGTTTGACGGGGCAGTGTTTGCAGATTGCTAACCCGTATTCTTTGAGTGACGGGTAGCCGTCTGGTGGGTGGAACCAGTCGGGGTCTGCTCCTTTGCAGGCGGCTTCAGTCATCCAGTCGGGTGTCATGGTCTTTCAACCCTAGCCGTTTGCGGATTGCCCGCCTGTCTTTACCTGTTGTCCCTCCCCAAATGCCCATGAGTAGACGTTCTGGAAATTGGATTGCCCATTCGTAACAGTCTTGTTTAACTGGGCAGATGGTGCAGATTTCTTTTGCTTGCTGAACTTTTTGTTTTGATGCACCTTTGGTCGGGAAAAAAGTTTCGATTGGTGTGTCTTTGCAGGCTGCTTCATCTCTCCATTTTTCTTTGTCTCGGTTGAAGATGACATGCGAGATGGGCAGGCTGTATTCGTTGTCTGTTCGGTTCATTTGCAGTATTTGTAAGGGTTGTTGAGGCTCATGTACCAGGGTTGCGCCCAACATCCGTAATGTTCTTCGGCGTATTCTGCTAGCCAAAGTGCGGCAACCATGTTGGTGAGCGGGTCGAATAGTTGTTCGGGTTCGGTGACACCGAGTTCTGTTGTGAGCCAGTCTTTGTGTGCTGACCATTGGATTTGGAGTGCGCCGTATGCGCCGGTGCCGACAACATCTGTTTGTCCACGGGATTCGTGGTATGCGATGAGGTCTAGTACGGGCAGCCTGCTGGTAGGCCAGCCAGCTTCAACGGCAGTTATCCACAGGTGTGGGTATCGTGCGGTTTCGATTCCGGGGACAGGCTCAGTTGTCGTTGTGGTGGTAAGAGCCATCGTTGTTGTGGTTGTGGTGTTGCTCGCCTTAGAACGCAATCTAGGGGGGTCTGAAGCGATTGTAGAGGTAGGGGGAGCCACCTCTGTTGGGGCTTCAGTAGTTGCGTTGTACCCAAGCATGGATATGACAAGGAACACTACCCAAGAAATAATTTTCATGGCAGACTCCGGTCAGTATCCGGCTTCTTTAAGTAGACGGGCAAGGTCAGCGAGTCGCATCACGGCGTACTGGTCGCCAGCGTCACCCTTACCTCGACGTTTTGCTACAACGATGCCATAATCAGCAGAAGCATTAGCACGTTCCACGCTAGCTTCTTCCAGCCACTCCGAGAACGAGAGTGTCTTATGGTTTTTACATTCCCACACCAACCCTGGTGTGCCGGTGATGTCTCCGAGGTCATGGGTTCCTGCTAACGCCCTTCGTTCAGCGTGCGGGAATCCGTGTTCGGCAAGCCAGCGTACGACAAGTGTTTCAAACGCTGTCCCTTTTTGTTTGTTGCGGCTCATCTACTTCCTCCATAGTTTTGCGTCGCTTCCCTGCCCCGCACGAGTGCATTGGGGCTGACAGCAACGGTCGGTATGTGGTGAGCGTCTGGCCGCATGTGCGGCACCACCAGTTTACCTTCTTTACGGGTCTTGCCATGTCAGAAGGCTTTGAGTAGCCGTTCGTCGCGTGTTTCGTTCTCAATTTCTACACTGCTACGAGATGTAGAACCTGTTGATAGCAGCCGGTACACATGGAGTCGTGCGTTAAACTGGTTGAGTCCAGATTTCCGCATACCTTCGTATGCTCTGCGTACTCTCCACATGTCTGACGGCAGGACAGCCATGTACGGTGTCCTTCCTTCACGGAAGCTGCGGGTGACCATAAAGATTTTGTTCATGTTTCCTCCTTGCCCGTGTCAGAACGGGGCTTCGTCTATTAGTTGTGGTTCTGATGCTGGTGCCTCAACGCGTTCGATGCCACCAAACCTGATTGACAACGAGATGTCGTCAGCCAACACCTGCATACGGGTGACTTCTACACCTTCTTTGTTGGTGTAGGTATCTTCTGTCAGCTTGCCTTCAACAACGACACGGGTGCCTTTGGCAAGTGATACTGCTGCATGTTCTGCGAGGTCACCGAACGCTGTGACTGAGTGCCAGATCGTTTTCTTTTTGTCGTCACGACCCGTGGTGTCGGCAACACTGAACTTCAGGATTGCCATAGCGTTCTGCGAGTATTTAAGTTCGGGTTCACGCCCGACGTTACCGCTGATTTGGATACGGTTCATTTCATTTGCTCCTTGAGTTGGTCGAACGATGCTCGTAACTTGTCAAAGTCTTCCAGTGTTGCGGTGTCAAGGTTATCTACACCGGCATGGAATGTGACTTGTTCTACTGCGAGTCCGGCGACAGCGCAAGCTGCTTTGAATTTGCCGATGCGTGCAGGATCTATTTGATGTGTGTCTGCGACCGGTGCAGGTTCAGGCTTTTTCGCTGGTGCTTTCTTCTTTGGTGCGGGTGCCGAATCGTCAGCCCATTCTTCTTTGCTCCACAACGACAGGGCAACACCGAAACGCATAGCCCCGTTACGGATAAAGTCAGACACCAGTTCTTTCAACAAGTCTTGTTTGTTGTGTGGTGCGCTACCGATAGCGAGCCTGGTGTGGCCGAGCAACGTCATCGCTCCAGCCATGTGTGCCATACCGTTCTCAACACGGTACGAAGGCAAACCATCGTCGTCAATCTTCAACGGCTTCCATTCCCACAACGGGTCAATCTCTGTCAGGATGCGGGTGATCTCAGCGTGACCCACATAGTCCAACTTGATGTTGCCCCGAGGCAACTTGCCGACAATCTTCGGGTCAGGTACCGCATACTTGTCTAAAACAAGACGCAGTTTCTCTGCGTTCGGTTCGTCCATTACTTTCCTCCTAGTAACCGCAACACACGGAACGTATTGCTGGTCTGATACTGACTATACAGATCGGGATGTTCCGACGCAAATCTTTTTTGATCGAACCCTGAACGTGACTGCTGTTTCCAGGTAACCGCAAGGTTCCCGCCGATAGTGCCAGCAGTAGAACCATCCAATGCCAACCCAAGTTCGGCTTTCAGTTCGTCCTCGCGTGCCAACACATCTTTCTTCTCTGCCTGCACCACACGCAACTGAGAAATCAACGCTTCATATTCGTCAATCTCACGGGACTCTTCATCTACCGGCAACGCTTTAGCGATGTCCTCATAGGTGTGTTCCCATTCGTCAGGGATAATGCCAGTTGCGATATGCCGACAGAAATCCGACACACGACCAACATGCTTACCGATGATACTGCCTTCCATCTTCTGCGTGTACAAATGCAGATCAAGAGTACTGTCAAAAATACCCCACAACACTTCATCAACACCTGCACAAGCAGCTTGATGCACCCCTTGCCAAAACCAGTAGGCAGGTAACGGACCGTACCCGTCGATGTCTGCGTGCGGGTCCCATACTTTGCCGTACGTTTTGATTTCAACAACACGATCAGGGTTCTCTTGGTCACCGACAATGCCATCCAATGTAGCAACAAGTGACGCACCACCACTAACAACGGTGTACATCACTTCAGGTGTGACAATCTGTTCACCAATCTCGTCAGCCACCCACTGCAAAATGACTGGTTCAAGACGGTTGCCTCGTTCCATAGCCCTGTTTGTTTCAGTGACCTCAGGTTCAGCAGCAAGTTTCTCTGCTGCCAACGCATACTTTGTTTTGAAACGATGCTCGCCATGCACAGCAGCAGCTTCGCTTGCTGACACGACAGGGTATCCGGTTTCGTCACGGTGACGTAGCCGTAACCATTCGATTGAGCCATGCTCAGGTTTAGGAATAGTGCTTCTTCTCATGTCCCTCCTTCAGTAGACGTAGATAGTTCTACCAGAGGGGTGTAACAGTTTGCAAACTAAAAGTCTTCGGACATCCAGTTCACAGGAACATTCATGGCTAACGAGAACACAGCCAAAATGTTTTCCCACGGGATATGGATGATGTCTCCCACCACTTCTGGTTCTTTGGGTTCACCGATTGTGGAACTGACAAGCGTCAGGTGGCCTTCTAAACATTTCGGCCACACCCAGCCGCTACTTAGTACATGCACCTCTTCAGGTTTGTAGGTTGCTGTGTGAGTCCAACTGCTGTCCCCACCGGCATGAGCGTCTTTCCATTGGCACACAACCAAAGGCCATGTGTTGTCCTCGTCGTCATAGATTTCGCTCATTCGTCCTCGCCATCGTACGGTTCACCATGTCTATCACATTCACGGCACCGACGACCCGTGTTCGCAGGCCACACCTCTCCGCAGAGAGAGCACGTTAGGAGGTTAGTCATCACCCACAGTGTACAACTTGCCTCTGAACCATGCCTGCCCATCATGGATAGCGACCTGCTCATAAAAGAAATTGCCGTCACCAGGTTGGAACGTCACAACACCGTATCCCTGCTGCCAATCCTCAACAACAGTTAACGGTCGCCCGTCAAGATCAAGCCCGCCGCGCGTCGAAGGGACCGCTCCGTCCGTGCGGGCAAGGGTTCCAGGCGATGCCGCAAGTATCGTTTTGGCACCATCCCAATCTTGCCTCGTTTTTTCTGCCCATTCCCTGCGGTGGATATGCCCGTAGAGAACCGAGGACTTTGAGTCACCGTTGAAGTAGGCGTGTGCCGTCGAACCGTTAGATCTGACTTTGTTCCCGTGAATAACTTTGATGCGCTGGTTGATCCAATAAGAGGATGCCGGATAACCAGCCAGATAACTAATGTCAGCGTCGTCAAACCTGCATAAAAAAGGAACGCTAAGAACAGGAAGACCCTCCCTATCGTTACCTCGTTTAAGACCGAACGCTGCTTTGAGGTTGTCAAGAGCCGCATTGGTAATCCTTTCTTCGTGGTTTCCTGCAATCCAAATGATTTCTGCGTCAGGCGCACAGGCTCGTAGTTCGGCAGCGAACGTTGTGGCACGGTCAATAGATGCTTGCGTGGTCAAAGCGAACGCAGGTGACAGCCGGTACTTACCGAACTCGGGTGCGTCAAGCATGTCACCGACACACACCACCACCTCAGGGTTCAAATCACGGATAGCCGACAGACACAAACTGATTGCGTCCTCATCATGCGTGGGAACCAGCTCGCCGTCAGCGTCCCTGTAATAGCCGATCTGTGCGTCAGGCACAATGACGGCGGTCTGCCATCCTTCGGGCTTTGGAAGCCCTTTCACCGGCCTTACAGAGCATTTGACAGGCGCAGCCTGCGACACAGGGTCCCACTGTGGACCATCCTCCCAAGATGGTGACAACTGCACACCAACAAGGTCATGGATTTCTGCTTCGCCCTCATCGTTTTTTGTCAACGACTGGTACAACGACACACGGGTAATGCGACCCACCTCGTCAACATCAATCCCGTTACGGTCAAGAAGCGTGGCGATCTTGCCTAACACTTCTTTCTTGGCGGGAGGTGGACCCTCTTGTAAATCTTTAGACAGAGCCACAAGCACACTCCCCACGGAAATGGGTGCTTAAAGTTTTAGGACTAACCTTAAACCCGTTGTTGGTCAACGTATTAGCAAGCCAAACCTGAGAAGGCCCATCGCCATACCTTTGACCCGCTGGCCGTTTCGCAATTATCTCAATTACTTCGTTCAACATTTTTAGGTCTTCGCCCTCGAAATGTTTTCTTGCTCTAGTAACGCAACAAAGGTTAGTGCTAGTTGGTGCGTTCCTTATGTCGTCCGCTAATCCCATTGGTTTCCTCCTGGTTGAGTTGACTCATCAGGTGAACCAAACGAGAAGCTTCATCTGGTCCACGAGGAACAACTCTACTAAGAAACCAGCGGATGTCAAGGATGGTGTGAGAATCTAGCGACATGGGACTAGAGATTGTACACCAAGTCAGTCGTGATGCGCGTGCCAATCCATGTGAGAATCTAAACGATTATCGATCTTGTCAACCTTGCCATCAATCTGTTGCAACAACTCGCTGTTACGGTTGTGGTCACGGTTGTTTTCACGACGCATACGCTCAATGAGAACAGTGAGAACGCCACCGGGGGCGAGAACCGCCAACACGATTACTGCCCACGTTGGCACAGCAGATCAGCCTTTGAACGCTGACTCGACATCTTCGTCGGTCAACTCGCCATCAGCCTTGTAAGCGGCAGCTAACGTCTGCACCGCACCAAGAGCGGCGATAGCACCAGCCATCACAGCGGACTTCCAAACAGCCACATCAACAATGGCTCCAGCCAACACGTTAGGTACACCGGCTGCTACGAACGTTGCGACAAGTCGCTTTACTACTACTGCGGTCATGTTTAATCCTCTGGAGGTACGAGTTCTGACAGTACAAAGAATATCACGGAAGCAATAGATATGCCGATTGCGATGTCTCTTGTTTGCCCCGACAACGTGATGATCACCAGCAGCAGACCTCCAGCCATTATGAGAGCTTCTAACAGGGTTCTCAGATGTTTCATTTGAGTCTCCTGCGGGACATCACGGTCGGGACAGTTCCTATTATGACAGATGCAGCGGTAACCGTGCGCCGTGTACCGACGCTAACCGTTGAATTTGCAGGAATATAATCTTCATAGCCGGGGGTCGAATACACGTTCACTTGTTCCTCAAACGCCTGTTTTTCTGCCACGGGTGCGTCATTTGGTGGCGGTGGCGGGCTTGCAACTGTTGTGAGGACAATCGTGGTGGGCTGTGTAGTGGTGGATACAGCCGTCGTCGTGCTTGATGTAGTCGTAGATGGCGAAGAAGTCGTCGTGGGCGCAACTGTTGTCGTCGTGGTCGTCGAAGTTGTTGTGGTTGTAGGTGCGACTGTTGTGCTTGTCGTACTTGTAGTCGGCGGGATAGTTGAAGTCGTCGAGGTAGGCGCGACCGTTGTTGTCGATGATGATGTTGTCGTCGGTGACAACGTAGTAGTCGGCGGGATCGTGGTGGTTGACGGCAACGTAGTAGTTGGCGGTACTGTCGTCGTGGTGGTGGTGACGGCGGTGGTTGTCGTCGTAGAGGAAGGGACAGTTGTCGGTGCCGGTGCAGGAACCGAGGTGGTGGTTGTCGTGGTAGAAGGCCATGTCGTTGTCGTCGTACTAGATGTAGTGGTTGTTGTGCTTGTCGTTGTTGTAGTTGTACTAGATGTAGTAGTTGTAGACAAGTTTATCTCAGACAACAGCTCGTACGTTCCGTCACCCCACTCAGGGGTATTTCCAAGCCCCAACTGCTCAGGGTAATAGCCTGCCCGCAGACGGTAATCACCAGCGTCCAACGTCAAATACAGTTTCGCTGACACACACTGGTCTTGATCGTTGAAGTTGCCGTCGTCGTCGTATGCGATCAGCGTGTCTTTGCCGTCATACAGCCACAGATACGGGTCAA